CAAATAAGAGAATTAATTATAAAAATGATGAATTAAAGTTTGTAGAAAAAGATACTTTTCATAATTATTATCGCAATAAAATTATTGGAGTTCTAAAAGATAAATAACCCAATAACTTTAATTCAATAACATACTTTGTTAGTTAAAAAAAAATTGATTTATTTTTTTTTTACATTATATTTATAAGCATTTAAGACGCGTTCAAAAAATATGGATTGTTTTGACAATTTTGTTCATCTTCTTGTTATGAATACAAAGATTAAGAATTATTACAATTTTCATAAAGAAAAAAAAAATCTTTTAAAGAAAATATTAAAAATCCTTAAAAATATAGAATTTAAAAAAAATTGGATTCGTGAATTTAATACACATATTCGTAATAAAGATACTTGGGGTTATGAATATTTTCATTGGATTGGTGGAAAACATAAATATATACATTTTATCCACATTTTACATAATGTAAACAAGCAATTAAATATAGTCAATAATGACAATAATGACAAAGAATTTATTTATGAATTATATAATCCAAATAAGTTCTCTTCATTATTAAATGAAGATAATGACAATGAAATTTTATTTGATAAATTAGAGAAGATTTATTATATGTTAATAAAATTATACAAGAAAGAAACAGGAAAAATATATAAAATGTATTATGAAAATATTACATATATTTTAGAAGAAGAAAAATCTATAAAAGAAACGGCAAAACTAAATGCTTTATATAATGATAATTATTGTTTTGCTTCATATGGAATATCTGCAAATAAGAGAATTAATTATAAAAATGATGAATTAAAGTTTGTAGAAAAAGATACTTTTCATAATTATTATCGCAATAAAATTATTGGAGTTCTAAAAGATTAATAACCCAATAACTTTAATTCAATAACATACTTTGTTAGTTTAAAAAAATTGAAATGTTTTTTTATATATTATATTATTATAATTATAGTCATCTCTTGGTGACTTTCAAAAAATGGATTGTTTTGACATTTATGTCCACGAACTTTTGATGAATAGCCCAAGAAATGGAAAAATAAGAATTAATGAAAAACGATTTGATATTTTAGACAAAATATTTGATATTCTTCGCAAAATAAGAAACAAGATTTATTGGTTCCAAGATTTCAAATATAGCATAATAGAATATGCTTATGGTTCAATTAATGGTGACTTTTACACTATTGATTTAGACAATATCAAAGATAAAGTAAACAAAACTTTTGATATAGAATTATATTCATTACATAATAATGAAGGAATTTTATTTGATACATTACAGAAGATCTATTCATTATTATTGAAATTATATAAAAAAGAAATGGGGAAATTTTATAAATTATTATTTGATCATTCAATAATAATTTATGATATAGAAAGAGATATAATAAATGAATATGATTATCCATTGGAACCCGATCCTTTTACGAATGGCGCAGAGTGTTTTGATTTTCAATTAGAAAATGCAAATAAATTTGTAAATGAAGATATTTTGTATAATAAATATAAGAAAAAAATAAATGGAAAAATTTTATAAATTATTATTTATATCATAATCCTATTTATTATTTCTATATTTATTATTCCATAGAAATAATGTTTTTCATTTTTTTTATATTTCTCACACAACATGAAAATAAAAGTTAATTATGGTTTTAATACTAATTTTGGTAGTTTTTTTGGCTTTATGATGCTAGCTGTTTTTTCTACTAATTCACCAATAATTGAAATATATTTATCATTTAGTTCGAATCTCTGTCCAATTACTTTAACATTTATATTATTATTTTCTTCGATTGAATTAAAGTATGATGACATAAAATTATGATCTCTAGCTACAAATATTAAAACCGGATTATTTATGTCATTAATTTCTGCTCGAATTCCCGCTTTTGTTATATTCTTTGCGATACAATTAATTACCATACCTTCAACCGGACAACAAATTTTACATTCTAAACTAACCATGAAAATAATTTTATCAGTAAGAATAAGCCCAGATGTATATGAAATAATTTTAACACTGTTTGGTTTAATATAACCTTCAATTGTACATTTACCTTCTATTTCAGAAGCTAATATTCTAGTCATGGTATCAACTAAATTTTCACCAATATTAATAATTGGCATTTCTACCTCTCTAGAAATTAACGAATTAATATAAATATCATTAGTATCTTTCGCATCTTTCCCTTTAAATTTTCTGGCTTTTGTTTTAATTAGTATTTTAGTCTCTTTTGGATCATCAATCTCCATTAATATAATGCTATATATAATTATATATTAATTCTTAAATATATTTCAATATTTTATTTTAATAATTCATTGAAATATAATATTTTTTATTTATTTACAATAAATTTAAATAATATATAATAGACAATTGATGCTAGTAGCCATACTAGAGTTCCTTTAAACAAAGGAATAATAATTCCGTCTTTTTTTTGAGCTATTCCAATATAATATGACATACTATAAACTACCACAAGTAATAATATCATTGTATGAGTTTGAGTTAATAGATAGTCACTAATATATTTATTACTTTTATCTGATTTATGCATAAAGTATAATGGAACAATTATAGTAAACGGATATGTCCATAATATTGATGCTATTAAAGGATCCACATTTGTAGCCAAATATCCTATTAATGATGATGCAATACCAGAGCCCAAGAATGTATTTATTGCAGAAATCCAGTTATTCATTTACTATATAAAAATATTATAAATATTAGTTTATCATTTTTCCATTTTTTCCACGTTTATTAGAGTTGCTTCATTTATATTTAAAAACCATCTCATATTACTTTTTTCAATATAGTCATAATATCTTAATATTAATTCTTCTAAAATACATATTTGGGTAGAATTTATTTGTTTTGTATTTACAGATGTATATTTTTCCTCATTAACTATTAAGTTTAACATTTTTATTGTATCACTTTTACCAGATTGATCACATCTAGCACCTTTATTGCGTTTTTTTGTTAATTGTTTTACTTTAAAAACTATCTCTCCTTTTCTAAAATTAGACATAAATCCAACAATATCATTTATCTTATTCATACTAGTTATCATTTCTAAAATTTGACTACTCAAATCCGTATAATCTTCAGGTTCAGCTAATATCCATGTATTTACTTTATTTATAACTAATTGTTGTTTACCTTCATTTTGCAGCATTATACCAGTTATATTTTTATTTTTGATGATCATAACATCATAAAATGACTTTATTTTATTTTCAAATGTTGTAAGAACAGAGTCGTCATTATATAAATAATTTAAAATATTTATAGTATCAGAAAATAATAATTCATCAATTATATGCTCTATTATAAAATCATATAACATTTCTCTATTTAAACCGTCCTTATCATTTATGTATGTAATTATTGATGATGCTAATATATACCAATTTTCTTCGCCTCTCTTAATTATTTGCTCATTTGTAACTAAATTATAATTTGTTTCCATCTTTTTTAATATTATCTTTGCTATATTTCTTTTATCATCTATTACAGATGTTTTGTTTTCACCATTATCGGGTACTAATTTTAATTTTATCTGTTTTTTCTCTTTATTCGCATTTTCCACACTATCATCGATCTTATCAGATAACATAACAGATAATTTTGTATGTTTAAATGGTATTGGGTTATTTCTCTCATCTAATGAAATGTTGTTATTATTTATTTCTATTGGTTGAAACAAATATAAATCGTCAATATTTATTAAATGCCCTAATCTATCATATCTATCTACTATATAATTTGTTTTATCATTAATTAATTGCGTTAATGCTCCATATATTTGTATTAATGGATAATTTTTAATTATATTTATTTCTTTGATTAAATTATCCTTTCTTATGAAATATACATCTTTAAATATCTCCTTTATTCTTTGAATAATTTTTTCATTATTAAAGTTAATAAAATTTTCATTATATGATAGTGAATTTACTTTACCGATGATATTATTTGGTTTACATTTATATATACAATCTTCCATGTAATCACATATTGCACTATATGGTTTATCTCCTACTTGGAATTCTATCTCTCGGCGATTCGATAATATTTGTGGTATTTCTTGTTTCAGATTTTCTGATGAAAAATTGGTCTGTTCTATATTTAAAATACAATCAACAGATACTTCTTTCATTATTCTAGTTATTTTTCCGATTTGTTTAGCTTTTATTTCTGCCAATCTATAAACATATAAATCGGCAGACTCTTCCTGTACATTTTCTAACAGACTTCCATATAAAAATATCTGAACATTTCTTTTTTCTAAAGGTAAATTCTTATGACTGCACTGTCGCACCCCTCTACCTAAAATTTGTTCAATACGATTCATATTATACCATGGTTCTAATATATGTATTTGCCTTATAAATTTAAAATCTAATCCTTCCGATCCTGCTTGTGATATAAGAATAACTTTTACATTTTCACCATTCACATTGTCAATACTTGTAGCATGTTTTAGATCTTCGACATTATCTGGTGACAACATTTTATCACCCGTAATCATCACATATTTCGCGGGAATTATATCATTTTTAGATTCGGTTGTATAAGTTTTTAAATCTAACGGATTTGTAGTTGGTGATTTTTTAAATAATGATTTTACATTACCATGTCTTCTTATACCCATCTCTTCAAGAGCTAAAGCTAACGGTACTAACCCGCCATCTAAATATTGTGAATATATTATTATTACACCATCAGAATTTAGTATATTGTTACATATAGATTTTATTTTAGAACTATAATTCCCTATGTTTTCAGGAGAGAAAATGCGGCCATATTTTTTCACAATGTCATTTTTATATTCAAAATTTGTTTTTTCTGGTGGAGTTAAAGATTCTGAATATGTCATGATATTTGTTAATCCTATTTTACCTACGATTTCTTTAGAATCTAATGATATTCCATCATATGAATCATCTTGAATTATTTTATCAAGTTTATCATTTGGATAAATTATATTTAACGCTTCTATTGGACGCTGAAGTAATGTATAACCAAATGACTCCATATTTTCAAAAGATGGAAAATTTGATTCATCATCTCGTAAATTATTATCTTTTAGTTTATTAATTATAAAATTATATCCATGATTTTGATATGATCCAGTTTTTAATAAAAAAAGTGATAATAAATCAATACTGTTTAATATTTTTTTACCATTCATTTGAATCTGTGGGTACAAATTATATTCAAAAGTATTTTTTGGATCAAAAATTGATGGCCATATTCTATATGGAAATGTATATGGATTTTCACCCCTAACAAAACTTACATATCCAATTGATTTTCTAGATAGTAATTCTTTTCCAATATTTTTTCCAGTTTTATCTAGTATAAAATTACCGTTTACATCAAATACATCTTTTGTATCAATAGTACTTCGTCTATCATTTGTGTTCATTAGATTTAACAACCATATAATCTCTTTATAACTGTTATATAATGGTGTTGCTGATAGTAGTAATAATCTTAATGTATCTACATTTTCTACTAGTTTAAATAATTCTTGTGCAACTCGTTTATCTTTATTATCATCAGTAATTCTTATATTATGGATCTCATCTATAATAATCAATCTATTAGAAAAATATTTTGTTAATTGTGTTTTTATTATTGCATTTCTTTTTTTTACATTTGTTATTCCTTCCGGTATTAAACTTCTTTTAATTATATAATTTGCAAATTCAGTATAACCAAAAAATATATAAGAATTATTAATCAGTCTTTTCATCTGTGAAATTATTTTTTCTTTAGTTAGTCCTTTCATATTCATTGGATTTATTTCGGTCATCAATTTTTGTCCAACACACGTCTTTAAATTCCAGAATCCATCTACTAATTTTAACTTGCTTTCATCAAATAATTGTAATTTAAAATTTTCTTGAACATTTGGTGATGCTATTACAATTATTCTCTCTGGAATACCAATTTGATTTAAGTAATCTCTCATTTCTTCGGCGATTCCTATTGCTGAACAGGTTTTACCAGATCCAAGCCCATGGTATAAAAGTAAACTATTATATGGTGTTTGAAATGATAAAAAATTTCTGACAAACTGTTGGTGTGGAGCTAATTCAAAATCTGCATTACATAATATATCAGACTGCTCTCTAATGTTTTTTATATCACCATTATACTTTGTATCATTAAATTGTTTTTTTTCAGCTATTTTTTTACTAAAATTTGGGTCATCTAATAATGGGTATAAATAATCAAGATGAGTACTCTCTTTTTTATCAGCTAATTTATTATATTGAATTAATTCTTTATCGTTTAAAAAAGTATTCAAGTCTTTATTATTTTTTGATTTTGATAAATTTTCATATCTTTTTTTTAATTCATTTTCAGGGGTTTCAATCATTTCAGGGGTTTCAATCTTTTCGGGCGTTTCAATCCTTTCAGGGGTTTCAATCTTTTCAGGGGTTTCAATCTTTTCAGGAGTTTCAATCCTTTCAGGAGTTTCAATCCTTTTAGGGGTTTCAATCCTTACAGGGGTTTCAATCCTTTCAGGGGTTTTAACCTTATTTTTATTTATAGATTCACATTCTCCGGTTACTTTATTACGTCTAGTTCCATTTGGACATCTTGTTCTTGTTTTTTGTTTATTTAATTTCATATATTACTATATATTATGTATATAAACTATATTTTTTTAATATATTATCTACTCTTTCTATAATATCTTGTTTTTCTAAATTATATGGTCTTATTATTTTTAGACACTCGTCAAAAGATAACCATTGAACTTTACTTACTTCACTTTCTTGATATTCGATTGGTGAATCACTGTTAATATTATCAATATAAGCAATATAATATTTATGTTTATATGATTTATAATTGGAACCAGTAAATATTTCTTCAATAGGAATAATATTTTGAAGCAATAGTATATTATTTTTACTATATCCTGTTTCTTCTTCAAATTCTCTTAAAGCACATGAAAAATCTTTTTCATTGTAGTTTCGGCGACCTTTTGGAAATCCCCATTCAGGTTCTGAATAATAAGATGGTTTTTCTTCTAAAAGAGACTTTAATGTATACGTTTCTTTGCCATTATTAATACCAGTATTAAGTGAAGAAAATTTTTCTCGAGAAATCTTTTCTTCACTTCGATATTGTATACCAACAAATTCACCCCATAAATCTTCCCAAAGTTCTTCAAACGTATTAGTAAGTAGTTTTTTCTGCTCTGAAACAGTCATTTCACTAATAATGTTTAATAAATATTTTTTATTATACAATGGATATTTCCCCCTCATAAAATCAACATATCCTAAACTATCCTTTCTTCTAATAAGTAAGTACTCAAGATGATCGTTTTTTTTTCTAAAACATATTATACCTAAACTAGTAATGGGATTTTTACACTGATGAAATAGATGACCAGTGCGTCCACAATTATTGCAAAAATTATATGTTTTTACTGACATTTTTGTTATTAGTTATTAGTTATTTTGCTTATCTTTTTATATCATTTATATTAATGGCTTTAGAACCAAAAGTCTGGGGACCACATTATTGGTTTGTTTTACATACTATAGCTTTAACATATCCATTAAATCCAAATGATTGTACAAAAAAAAAGTATTATGATTTTTTTAATAATTTACCATTATTTGTTCCAGTTGAAAATATAGGTAATTCGATTAGTAAACTTTTGGATGAGTATCCAGTTACACCATATCTAGATTCTAGAGATTCACTAATAAAATGGGTACATTTTATACATAATAAAGTAAACTTTTCATTAGGTATAAAAGAAATTACTCTTGAAGAAGCAATGAGTGAATATTATAATAACTATAAACCCAAAGAGATAACTGTATTAAAAGATTACAAACAACAAGAAAAATATGTCTTTTATTTTATACTTTTATCTTTAGGGGTTACCGCATTTTACTTATATAAAAAATAATTATAATATGATTTATATATATAAATCATATGCGATATAAATATGGTGGAGAAGTAATCGGTTCTGGAGGATTTGGTTGTGTATTTTCACCAGCTATTAAATGTATTGATTCTACTACTAGAAGTTCTGGTATTTCAAAATTGTTACTTAATAAAGATGCAACTGTTGAATGGAAAGAAATTAGTAATGTTAAAAAAGTAATTGAAAAAATACCAAATAGTCAAAATTATTTTTTATTAACAGATATGACGATGTGTCAACCCGATATATTAGATCAAAATGATCTGGAAGGAATATCTAAATGTTCATCACTAAATAGAAATAAAATTAATAGAGATAATATAAATAATAATTTAAATTTATTTAAAATAATCAATATGCCAGATGGTGGCAAAGATATAAATTATATGTTTTCCGAATCAACCGTATCATTTAATGTTGTAAATACCTCTCTGATAAATTTACTTAATAATGGCGTTGTACCTATGAATGCATTAAAATTAATGCATAATGATTTAAAAGGTGAAAATATATTATATAAAGACGAACTATCAAAAGTAATTGATTGGGGATTAGCGTGTAAAATTCGTGGAAATGAAATCCCAAGCATAATTAAATCAAGAGTTATTCAATTTAATATTCCATTATCAAATATTTTATTTACAAATGAGTTTAATAAGATGTATCCAAGAATACTTAATCGGTATAATGAGTACGAATTAAAATATGATTATTCTGCTGGGGTATGGTTAAATACCTGGAACAGAATTAACGGAGATGGTCATTCCAAATATATTAATCGGATTATTGGCGATATTATATATTCTATTTATAATAAAAATATTAATATTGATTCATTATCATCAGATATGTTTGAAAAATATGTTGGTCCTATATTAGAAAAATACACTATATTTTTAGATTTTGATAAACCATTTTTTGACAGTAAAAAATATTTTAATGAAATATATAAGCATAATTGTGATATATGGGGATTTATTATGTCATATTCAACACTACTACATAGCAACTATTTTTTTAATAAAAATAATGATACCAATCTCACTATTATTCAAAAAAAACGTATAGCAGAGTTAATATTAAAATATTGCTATAATCCATACTATGCGGTTAATCAAATAAATGTAAATTTCATAACACAAGATCTAACTTTGTTGAATACAACTTTTAATAAAGAACTATTAACAAGTGATGAGATTAAAAAAATTTTTACTGGTATACAAGTTAAACCTAATAATTTAGAAAATATTAATCCCGATAATATAACTCCTAATAAAATTTCCAGCATAAAAAAAAATAGTATTGCTATAAAAAAACCAAAATGTTCAAAGGGAACTAGACGTAATAAAAAAACTGGATTATGTGAGTCTACTAAAAAATATAATTCTTATGAAGTAAAAAAAAGTATTAAAATTAAAAAACCTAGATGTCCAAATGGAACCAGACGTAATAATAAAACTGGTAACTGTGATAAAAAAATATAAAAGGTTTAGCCTACAAATAATTATATATTATATAGTATATATAATACATAATGAAACAAGAGTTATTAATTTTTGGAATTACAGCATTCTTTATAGCAAACACATACTATGATGGAAAATATATTCAAATAATGAAAACTTGGAAAAAATATTATCAAATGACATTTTACGCATTTATAGGTCTTTCTCTCTATCTATTTATAAAAAAATACCCTACATACACCAGAAATTTATTTACTCACGCAAATAGTCTCATAAAACATATGCCTATTGACAAAGATAGTAGTGATATGTTATCACCTTTATTCAGTATGGGAGGTATATATAGTAATTTACAGACTAATAATATAACTCCGCAGCAAAAACGTATGATAAATTCGGGTGCAAATTCAACAAAACGTTCAGTTAGTGAAACAAAGAAAAAATATGTTGCAGCCAATCAAAATTGGAAGTGTGCTGACTGTGAAACTCAATTAGAAGCTTGGTATGATATAGATCATAAAATAAGATTGGAACATGGGGGCACTAATCATATATCAAATTTGGCTGCTTTATGTAAAAATTGTCATGGGAAAAAAACAGCTTTAGAAAATATGTTATAATTATTTTTTATATATCATAATTATAGTATTATATTATAATGACTACACAAAATGTAATTAACTCAATCGAATCAAAAAAACATTTTATTGGAATAGGTATAGTTATAATCTATATCATAATGATAATATCTATACTATCTATAAAAAAATTACAACCATACATTAATAATATCCCCAATATAAGTCTTATATTTATATTACTTACTTTTTCACTAGGAGGATTATTTGCTATTACAAAAACACTATTTGGTAATAATTATACAACAAATGAAAAAATATTAACAACTATAGGACAAAGTTTATTATTAATAATTACTATTGTAATTGTTATATTATTATTAATTTTTGCATTAAGATATCCTTTAGTGGAAAGTGCTATATCAATATCTAGTTATATTTTTATAATAGGAACAATAATCCTAGGTTTAAGTCTTTTATATAAAGGGTTTAAATTCACAAATAATAAATATATAAATTCTATAAAAAACAATCTGTTTTTTGGTTTATTATTTAATTTAATTTTTTATTTACCATGTTTGATAATCGATATTATAGATTTTGTAAAATATCAATATAATATTACTACAAAAACTACATTGATTATATTTATATTAGAAGTTATATTAGTTGTATTATATTATATTACTCCAATATTAAAACGGTTATATATAGAGTATTTTGATAAAAATACAACCCATTTATTAATAGATCCAATTTATTTAAACAAAGAAACAACATTAGGAAATTTTCAAAATCATCAGGCTAATCTAAAAACAACTGAAAGTGAAATTTTTACCTATAATTATGCACTAAATTTAAAAATATGGATAAATCCACAGCCACCAAGTACTAGTAATGCGTATTCAAAAAATACAAATATTTTCAATTATGGTAATAAAATATTAATATCACATGATGATAACAAAATATATTTTACTGCTTTAACAAATAAAACAGAATTAATAACATTATATGTATTAGAAAAAATCCCGTATCAAAAATGGATTAATATAATAATTAACTACGATGGCGGTACTCTCGACTTATTTTTAGATGGAAAATTAATTTCTTCAGAAATAAATATAGTTCCTTATATGTCTAATGATCTTGTTATTGTTGGTGAAAACAATGGAATACATGGTGGTATAAAGAATATACTATATTATAATAATGTTTTAGATTTAAATAAAATTAAAGACTTGTCGAATTAATAAAAATATTATATATATTTAGAAAATTTCTAACGGTATATTATATTATATTATGGGATTACTAAAAAATGTCGTTTTAGTGATAGTTGCATTAATAGTTTTATATATGATTATAAGTTATTTTAATCCATCATCCAATAAATTAAGTGGTCTTAAACAG